ATATCGATTGTCGGTCAACCTGTTTATATGTGTTGAACCCAAATGGTACTTTCATTTTCCGATTTAATGTTAAAGCAATTATATTTGCACGTGGAAAAATTAAACACAGTTCTGTCAATGTTTCTTGATCAACTTTATCAACTCTTATAGACATAACACCAAATTGATTTGATTCTAAAAACGTATCAACTTCTTTTGTCCTATAGGTGTTGAGATAACCTTGTTTTTGTGCAAAGTCTAATTTTTTTACCCAGCCATACTCTAACCATCGATGATGTTCATCTTCAACGAACCAATTGTTCCACATGGCTGGCGTCATGTTATATTCAAACAAACTAAAGTGTTGATGTCGAGGCACAGGCACACAAACATCTTTTGAAAAAGACAAACACTTGCCAATAAATTTTGCTTGGTATTGGTGTTGTTGTTCGTGTATAATAATGATTAACTTGTCCGAATCATATAAATTTTTACGCATAGCATATTTAAAGATAAATAAGTCTGCTAATCCAAAAGATTAGATAGGCAAAAAGGCAAACATGACTGATACACAGGCATTAGAAAATATAAACAGGCTGTATAGGCGCTTTGTTAGGCAGTGTCCAGGCACTTCTGACTACTCCGAAAGATTGGCCGACGAGATAGAAATTATATTGCAACTCAGATTCGTCGACTACTTCCTACAAATCCGCGACATACTAGATCTTACCAAAGACATACCACACATGACAAGAGGCTCTGCTGGCTCAAGTCTTGTTTGTTACTTGCTGGGTATTACTGACATTGACCCCATTGAATGGAATATTCCGGTAGCACGATTCCTTAATCCACTGCGTGACGATTTACCTGACGTTGACATTGACTTCCCTCATCACAAGCAGGACGAAGTCATGCAAAGAATCTTTGCAAAGTGGCCAGGCAAGACTGCAAGAATATCAAACTTTGTGATGTTCAAAGAAAGATCTGCAAGACGTGAGGTAGCCAAACGTCTTGGTGCTGTCGGAAGACTTCCACGCAATTTTACATACAAGAGTTTGGGCCTTGATGAGAAGGAAGCCAAACGTTTAGAAAAGAAACTGATAGGAAAAAAGAAATGCATATCAAAACATTGTGGAGGAATTTTAGTGTTTCAAAGACCATTGCCAAAATCTTTAATCTCACAAGAGAATCAAATACTGCTAGACAAATACGACGTGGAAGACTTGGAACACTTGAAAGTAGACATTTTGGCTTCGCGAGGTTTGAGCCAACTGATGGAGATCGATCCCACTCCAGCCAAAGATTATCCAGAACGGGATCCCAAGACAGAAGCACTGTTGCAAAGAGGAGACGTGCTTGGCGTTACACAGGCAGAATCACCTGCAATGAGACGGCTGTTTCGTGCTATTCAACCCAAAGGGCGGGCAGACTGCGTGTTTGGCACAGCACTGATTCGTCCAGTGGCAGTAGAAGGCAGACGCAAGGCAAGTTTCTTCCACGATTGGTCTCGTGAAAGAATTACTGAGTCAATTGTGTGCGAAGATGATGCCATTGAAAAGATTGCCAAACTGACAGGCTGTGACTACTATGAAGCAGATCAATATCGCAGAGCATTTGCAAAACGCAACGAAGAAAAAGTTTTAGAATTCATGCACCGTATGGGCAAACACCCAAAGAAGGACGAACTGATACAAGAACTGTATGCACTGAGTGGATTTGGTTTGTGTCGTGCCCATGCAGTAAACTTGGGCAGATTGATATGGGCTCTAGCATATCAGAAAGCACACAATCCATATGCATTTTGGAAGGCGGCACTCAAACACTGTCAAGGATCATACAGGCGTTGGGTGTATCGTTGTGAAGCCAAACAGGTAGGAGCATACACATTGCCCAAAGGCAAATCAGATGTGATCGATGATCCTGTGTGGCAGTTCAAACGTTATGGTTGGTGGAGTCACAAAGAATTTTTACCAGGCATGGGCATCAAAGAATTATTTTTGGATCGAGTACAGTTCAGTGGCGTAATTGCTAATGGCAGAGTGTTTAGAGGTGACAAGGGCAAATACACTACGTTCTTAACTTTGGGCATTGACAACGGGCAATATATCGATGTTACCATACCCAAACCAGTGGCATACTCTGATTATGATGTGGTGCATGGTATTGGTAGATTGAAACATTCGAATGGCACAGACTATCTGGAAGGTATAGAATGGAAAAACTACAGAATCGATTCCTATTACCAACATTGACTTTTGTTGGATATACGTTATAATAAAACAAATGCATAATCAGATACAACAGACTTTTGTGACAAGACTGCCAGTCAAGAAGAAAACCACACCCAGTGGTTGGACATCATTCAATGCACCATGTTGTCATCACTTTGGAGAATCACAAGACACCAGAGGCAGAGGTGGTGTGAGAATACCACCGGATGGTGGCATACAGTTTCACTGTTTCAACTGTGGATTCAAAGCCAACTACACACCAGGCAGAAATCTAAATTACAAGATGAAAAAATTTTTAGGATACATGGGATTCACCACAGAAGAAATACGCAAGATGGGATTGGAAGCACTGCGGCACATGGATGAAACTGTGACTACCAAAAGAGAATACAAACCAATCAACTTTACAGAAAAGCCTTTGCCCAAAGGATCCAAACCAATCATGCATTGGGTCAACGAAAATGATCTTGAAGCAAGAGGGTTGGTAAATGGTTTGGTCAAAGCAATAGAACATGTCAACGACAGACATCTCAAACTTGAAGACTATCCTTTTTATTACAGCACAAACACAGACAATCAAATGGATCAACGACTGTTGATTCCATTCTATCACAAACAAAAAATTATTGGATACACAGCAAGATGGCTAGGAGAAAAAAATTATCGCATAGCAAAATATTTCACAGATGTGCCACCTGGTTATGTGTTCAACTGTGATGTACAAAACTACAACAGACAGTTTGTGTTGGTCATGGAAGGTCCACTGGATGCCATTGCACTTGATGGTGTGGCAGTATTGGGATCAGAACCTAACCAACGTCAAGCAGAAATGATTGGTAACTTGCAACGCAAGGTTGTGGTGGTGCCAGACAGAGATGATGCTGGACGTAAAATGATTACCAAAGCAGTAGACTATGGTTGGTCAGTTGCTTTTCCACGTTGGGGTGAGGGTGTAGTAGATGTTGGCGATGCCATAGTCAAATATGGTAAACTGTTGACTATGAAAAGCATTCTTGCTACAATACAAGATACAAAATTAAAAATTGAACTGAACGCAAAAAGATGGCTCAACAGATAGATTACAACAAAGACTTACAAACATTGTTCATTGAGATGATGTTGAATGATGCAGAGTCATTCTCAAGAATACAAAACATATTCAATCCAAAGTATTTCAACAGAGACTTGCAACCAGTGGCACAGTTTGTGAAAGAATATTCAAATGAATACAAACAGTTGCCTGACTTGGAGATGGTCAAGGCCAAGACTGGTGTAGCACTAAAATCAGCACAAGATATTGATCCAGCACACTACAATTGGTTCTTGGATGAGTTTGAAAACTTTTGTAGACACAAAGCACTAGAAGGTGCCATACTGACTTCAGCAGACATGTTGGAGAAAGGTGAGTATGGTGCTGTTGAAAACAAGATCAAAGAAGCAGTGCAGGTTGGACTGACCAAAGACTTAGGCACAGACTATTTTGAAGATCCCAAAGGCAGACTCACAGCACTCAAAGACAACAATGGTACAGTAAGCACAGGTTGGGCAGGACTAGACAAGAAACTGTTTGGTGGATTCAACAGAGGTGAACTGAATCTATTTGCAGGTGGATCTGGTGCAGGTAAGAGTTTGTTCTTGCAGAACATGGCAGTGAACTGGGTAGAACAAGGACTGAATGTTGTGTACATCACACTTGAGTTGAGTGAAAACTTGACAGCAATGAGAATTGATTCCATGGTGTCACAAACACCAGCAAGAGAAATATTTAGAAACATTGACACAGTTGAACTGAAAGTCAAGACCAAGGCCAAAGAAGCAGGCAAACTGGTGATCAAGTATTTGCCATCAGGTGCCACAGCACTTTCTATCAGAACATACATCAAAGAGTTTGAGATCAAGCATGGTGTCAAATGTGATGCTATACTGGTTGATTATTTGGATCTAATGATGCCAATGAACAAGAGAGTATCTCCAGCAGACTTGTTTGTAAAAGACAAGTATGTGTCTGAAGAACTTAGAAACTTGGCAGTAGATACAGAAATGTTGTTGTGTACTGCTTCACAGTTGAACAGAGATGCTGTAGAAGAGATTGAGTTTGATCATTCACACATTGCAGGTGGTTTGAGCAAGATACAAACATCTGACAACGTGATTGGTATATTCACATCAAGAGCAATGCGTGAACGTGGCAGATATCAAATACAGTTCATGAAGACAAGGTCATCATCGGGTGTTGGACAGAAAGTTGATTTGGAGTTTGATATTGATTGTTTGCGTATAACAGACTTATCAGAAGATGAAGACTATCAAGCATTTTCAAAACAGAGATCAACCATATACAGCAATATGAAAAGATCAAGCATGGTAACGCCAAGTGCCACAGACAAGAGCGAAGCGACCAGCGGTCCGGTCGCAGGTCCTGAACGCAAAGTTACTGCTAAAGTACAAGCCAAGGGCCTACGGGACCTCATCTCAAGTGTAAATCAAGACGACGACGAGTAAACACTTTAAATAGTGTGTGAAAGACTCTAAACAGATCTACTGTGCCCAACCATTCTACAACATGCACATCGAAGGTGAACACAAATCACCATGCTGTTTGATTTATGAGTATGAACATGTACATCAAGGCTCAGTTGAATCTGCATGGCAAGGAGATAAATTCACTGAGATAAGAGACGCATTTCGTCAAGGCCACAAACATCCTGCGTGTAACACCTGCTGGCATCAAGAATCAGTAGACAGTGTAAGGTCACAACGTCTTGCATACAACGCCAAACATGATCTACTTGGCAATCCACACACATATCAAGCAGATCAACTGCGTACCATATCATGGTCTTTTGGCAACACCTGTAACTTTGCCTGCCGCACATGTTCTCTCACATACTCAACTGGTTGGCTGAACGAAACCAAACGCATGGCAGAACAAGGTGATGCACAGGCACGCAAAAGACTAGACGAACACAGCAAAAAACAATTTGACGATGTGCAATGGGAACAGATTGAACCCATGCTCAACAATGTTGTGTATCTGGACATGATTGGAGGAGAGACACTGATCAATCCCAAACTGCCTCACATACTAGAACAGATGATTGAACGCGGTTATGCTCGCAACATCAATCTCATGCTGACCACCAATGGCTCCACAGGGCCAACAGACACATGGATCAAACGTTTGCGTGAATTCAAAAGTCTCAGACTGAACTTTTCAATTGATGCTGTGACAGAAGACACATTCCGTTATGTGCGTACAGGCAACTGGCATGAGGTCAGTCAAAACATTGATGATTGGCAAGCACAAGATTGGGTGGGAGAAATAAGATGCAATCCCTCATTCTCAATATTGAACATATGGGATTGTGATCGCATACTGGCATGGCTGGACAAAAAATTTGGATTTCTCAATGTGGGATACAACTGGGTAGAATTTCCCAAACACTACAATGCAGTCAATCTGCCTGAACCTGCCAAACAGCACATTATGGAGCAATCCACATATTGGCATTCGAAAAAGATACTGTCACAGATGTGGTCATCAAAAAGTCATGACACATACTGGCAAGAGTTTATTCAACGCACTGCATGGTTGGATCAATCACGTGGTGAGTCAGTAGAAAAATTAATGCCAGGACTAGCCACAATCATACATAACTACAGTAAAGGAACCACATGAGCCAACTAGAATTTGAAATCACAGTACGATGTCCACCAACAGAAACAGACAGTGCTCAGACCAGAGGACGCATCTACATCAACAGTGACAAACACAGCGAACATTTTGCTGAAATTATATTGAATGGCGCAGAAGAACAAGTAATCAAGTTCCAAGCATTTCTAGAAGATGGTGAACACACCATGCAGATCACACATGATTTTTCCGCAGACCATCGCAGTGCCATAGTGATTGAAAAAATTGTCATAGACGAAATTGATATTGGTGTGATTGCATACAGTGGCACATACACTCCAACATATCCTGAACCATGGTACTCAGATGAAGTTGACGCTGGCAGAACGCCAAAAGAAACAATAGGCAATGGCGTTGATGGATCGGCTCCACTGTTCATGGGTTGGGAAGGCAGATACGAACTTAAATTCAGCACACCATTGTATGAATGGTTGCTAGAAAACATCTAATAATTGTAAGTTGCCTTTGGCAATCATATGATCACTGGCGTGGTCAACATGAACACGACCTCATACCCAAAATTAATTCATTTGTGCATCAAGCACGTCCTCATGCTGATGTGATGTGGGCCAACGACCACATGGACGAGATACATGAACTGCATCATGTGATGCCACAGGATAAAAAATTTTATGACACAGTGTCTATTGTAGAAAATTACGATCATGTGTATGTGTGTGGATATCATGCAGAACGTTGTTGCACCATGAAAGGTTGGGGCACACAACCAATTGGCATCAAAGGTCTACGTTGTAAATTGATTCAAGATCTCACAGTGTGGTGGAGTCATCCACCTGATGATACTGCTTTGACCATTGCTTGTAGATACGCTGATCTAGTGGAGTCGAATTCAGTGTTGCAAACTTTGTACTGATTGCGTAAAATATTTTTCCAAACTGATTTGATATCTTGTTGTTTTTGCTCTTTTGATTTAGCACACCATTGTTGTAAATTTTTTACAATCACATCTGCTCGTTGTTGCCATGTTGGCAACTCATCATAAGACTCATCCCATATCTGATCAAAAGTTCTATATCCAAACTGTTTTAATTTTTTCAGTGTGCCTCTGTTACCTAACACCATAAAAGGTTGCAACTGTAACATTGGCTTGAACGTTTTTTCTGTGATGAACATGTCTTGTTCAACATGAGGAAATGCTTCTGTTACAATATTGATCCACGAATTGTTGTACACGCCAGGATTCATGTATCGATCATTGCGTTTCAATTGTGATTCATTTTGATCCAAATAGATTGGTCCTTGCATTGGATCTACTCCATCATAACACACATAACTTAACAAGCCATTGTCTGATAGATTGTTTTCTATTATTTTTTGCACCATGTATCTTCTATGCGGTTTTGCTTTGCCGTTCAAACAGATAAAGTCTTTGCTCTTATTCCAGTTGTACCAATTCTCACGTATGATTTGATCGTCTTCACCATTTGCTTTGAGATGATTGTGGATTTGATAATCAAAAAACAACAAAGGCACTTTGACTATGCGTGGCTTATTGTCATACAATGCGTGTTGAAGTAGATCATCATAGTTCATGCTTTTAGAAAATATTGATGTGTTTAATTTGTTGTGTGGATAAAAAGCATCTGTGTTGAGGTTGCCAGTCACGTACAAACATTTTTTAACTGAGATTGTGTCTAATAATTTTTCAATTTGTTTGGTCACACTGACATCTGCATAGTGTTCAGTTTCATATGGATACCAAAATATCAATCCTGTGGTTCCTTGTGCCAGCCTTTCCAAAATGTGTGTAGGTAAATTGCTTAACATCTTGTCATTGCTTTGCAAGAAACTTCCCCACAAAGGATGAATTACCACCCAGTCAGGATCTACAGATGTCTTGCGATATTTGATCTGTTGATGCCATAACCATGCAGTGATTACATATTCTTTGTGTTTGAGCCTTTGGTCCAACAATGGATTTGGCAGGTATAGTTTAAGCACTAAATATGTATAATGCTTGATCTTGAAGGTAAATTCTTAATCTCAAAACCAACCATGCGTGATGCAAGATTCCGTGAAACTGTGATCATGGTGATGGAACACTCACGTTCACATTCTCTAGGACTCATCATCAACAAACCCATACACACGCCATCCATCAAAGACATTGCATCTGACTTTGACATCAAGACAGTCAAGCGTCAACCCAACCAATATCTGTTCTATGGTGGCCCTGTCAACCTAAACAAGATCATGATCATACACACACCAGATCTTGACTTTGGCGCAGGCACACACAGGTTCAATGATGAGGTTTGGGTCAGCAACAATCAAGATGTGATGAAATCAGTGCTACAGCAAGGTGCCCCACATCCTAGCAATTGGATGATTGTGATAGGACAATGCACATGGTCAGCAGGACAACTGGAAGCAGAAATACTGTCCAAAAATGGCAGAATGAACACAGATGCATGGCTTACCACCACACTGGATGCCAACACAGTGTTTGGTATGAAGTACAGAAACAGGTGGAAGAAGACTGTGAACAGAATAGCACAAGAACAGTTCACAAGAACATTCAGTCATGCTGTGCAGACTCAGTAACAAAGTTTTTTAAGGAAAGTCATTCGTATATATCCCAATAGGTTGCACACTAATATGCAGACTAAAGTATCCAATTGATAGTTTTAAATATTGCGTAACATAAGGAGGAACTATATGTCACAAAAGAGGAAACGAAAACAACTCAAAAACATCATAGACATTGCAGACTACTATCCCAAAAAGATTATCCACAACACTCCTAAGACAGAAAACCAACAAGAATATTACAATCTGATACAAAGTACACATACAGACATTGTGTTAGGTGTTGGTCCTTCTGGCACAGGCAAAACACTACTGGCCGTAGAGTCAGCCATACAAGGCTACATGGATAAACGTTTTGTCAAGATAGTGATAACAAGACCTGCTGTCTCAATTGATGAACAACATGGTTTTCTTCCTGGCAATCTGAACCAGAAGATG